CGACATTCTAGCAATGATTAGAAGTCGTCAAGGTTAATAGCAACTGAAAAGGGTTGCTTTATTGAATAGCAACCCTTTTTTGTTTAATACAGCTTAATAGGAGAAAAATATGGCTAAATCGTTTGATGTTAGTAAGTTCCGTAAGGACTTGACTAAAAGTATTTCAGGTATGAGTGCTGGATTTAACGATCCTACTGATTGGATTTCAACAGGATCATATGCGCTAAACTATCTTATCTCAGGAGACTTTCACAAAGGTGTTCCGCTAGGTAAGGTTACTGTGTTTGCAGGTGAATCAGGAGCAGGTAAGAGTTATTTCTGTTCAGGTAACATTGTAAAACACGCACAAGATCAAGGCATCTTTGTAGTACTAATTGACTCAGAGAACGCACTTGATGAGAGCTGGCTACAGGCTCTAGAAGTTGACACAAGTGAAGAAAAACTTCTTAAACTTAATATGTCAATGATTGATGATGTAGCAAAAACTATCTCAACATTTATTACAGACTACAGAGCAATGGCGGAAGAAGACCGTCCTAAAGTGTTGTTTGTAATTGACAGTTTAGGTATGTTGCTAACACCTACTGATGTTGATCAGTTTAACAAGGGTGATATGAAAGGTGATATGGGTCGTAAGCCTAAGGCATTGACTTCACTTGTTCGTAACACAGTTAATATGATTGGCTCGCTTAATGTAGGCTTAGTATGTACTAACCACACATATGCATCGCAAGATATGTTTGACCCAGATGACAAGATCAGCGGCGGCTCAGGCTTTATCTATGCATCAAGTATTGTTGTTGCAATGAAGAAGATGAAGTTGAAAGAAGATGAAGACGGTAATAAGATTACAGAAGTTATGGGTATCCGTGCTGGTTGTAAAGTAATGAAAACACGCTATGCAAAACCGTTCGAAGGTGTGCAGGTTAAGATTCCTTATGAAACTGGTATGAATCCTTATAGCGGCTTAGTTGAATTGTTTGAGAAGAAAAACTTGTTGGTTAAGCAAGGCAATCGTCTCAAGTACATTGATCTAGCAGGGGAAGAACATCTTGATTATCGTAAGCAATGGAATGGTAACAAACTCGATATGATTATGAAAGAATATGCAGAAAAAACAGCAGTAACGGTAAATACCGTCGAAGTTGACATAGATGCAACTGATAATTATATTGAGGATACTATTAATGAATGACGAGCAAATTGCAGATATTTGGAATTTATTTAAAGAATACTTAGATAAAAAACATATAGAAATGGCCGCCGAAAAGTTTGTTGATCTTTTAGCCGATTACGGTGTAAGCGATCTAACTTTCAAGGAAGTAACTGGAGCCGACAAGTATCTCGACGGAGCTATAAATTATTATCTTGATTTAGATAACGACGATGATGAAGAGTATGAGGACGATTAATGGGATGGTATAGCGAAGTATCGCGAGACATATCAAAAATACCTGATGCAATATTGTACTTTGAAAACGAGCTGGCAACAGCTCGTTTTGAAGTTAAAATCAAAGGCAGTGTTGAAAAAGCTGCTTCTGAACTTCCTGGAGTAGTTGAACAACGCTTTAATCAACTACAAGAGATTGAAGCAATTTTAGAATACCTCAATATAGAATTGCGTAGACTACGCAGTTCGTATTTTAAGAAATATCTTGAAAACTATCAACGTGCATTGTCGAGTCGTGACGTTGAAAAATACGTAGACGGCGAAGCAAATATTGTTGACTATGAGAAGATTATTAACGAATTTGCATTACTGCGTAACAAGTGGCTAGGTCTTCTAAAAGGTCTTGATCAAAAACAATGGCAGATAACTAATATTGTTAAGTTAAGAGTTGCTGGCATGGAAGACGCCAGTATATAAAAAATAGGAAATTTTATGGGTAAAAGTAATCCAGAAGAAACACGATTTATATCATTCGAAGAATTTAAAGAACATTTATCAAATATGTCCGAGGACGGAATAGTTGTAAGACCAGATAACGAAGAATTTTCGTTTGGATTTAATTGGTTAGACTATGTAA